AGGTCCAATTTGATGCAGCAATCAAAGATAAAGACCGAGCTATGCTTATCTGGTTAGGCAAGCAAAGGTTAGGTCAGAAAGAAAAAGGCGAGCAAGATATTAAGGTTGATGGCGGCATTAACATAGTATTCAAGCCAGCCAATGAGACAAGTTGATATTCGATATACAAGTGTCTTTGAAAGAAACTTACTAGCCTATCAGGCAAAAAGATTTAGGGTAATAGCCAACCAAGGCTCTACTCGATCTGGTAAGACTTATTCAATTTCACAACTTTTAGCTCTTTACATACCGCACAAGGAAAAAGTAACGATTTCGGTGGTTAGTCCATCTTTGCCTCACTTAAAAAGAGGTGCTAGGCGAGATATCTTAAAGATACTCGAAGATGCTGGTATCTACTCAGATGACAATTTTAACAAGACCGACAATGTCTATCATTACCCTAATGGCTCTTATATAGAGTTCTTTGGGGCTGAGGACTCGGGTAAGGTAAGAGGACCAGGGCGAGACATACTGTATATAAACGAGGCAAATCTATTGCCTCACTCGATTTACCAGCAGTTAGCCCTTAGAACCAAGCAGACCATCTTCTTAGACTTTAACCCAGTCGATGAGATGAGCTGGGTGTACGATGTCGCTGATAGAGATACTAACCTCTTAATCCACTCAACCTACAAAGACAACCCATTCCTGCCAAGTGAGCAGGTAGCTGAGATTGAAAGTCTGAAAGATGCAGACGAGAACCTCTGGAAGGTCTTTGGGTTGGGAGAAAGGGGTAAGTCATCAGAGATTATCTACACCCATTGGAGGCAAGGTCAGTTCCCGGATGAGTGTGAAACGGTTTATGGCTTAGATTTTGGCTACTCAGTTCCAACTGCTTTAGTCAAGGTAGGGTTTCACGAAAAACAGACCTTTGTCAAGGAGATGCTTTACGAAACTAAGCTAACCACCACCGATTTAATAGAAAGGCTAAAGGTGCTAAACATTAAGAGGTCCGATGAGATTTACTGTGATGCTGCTGAGCCTAAGACTATCGAGGAACTGGTCAGAGCTGGGTACAATGCCAAGCCAGCCGAAAAGGATGTCTATGCAGGCATCCAAAAGGTCAAAAGCCAGCCTTTAATCGTTACCCCTGACAGCACGAACTTAATAAAAGAGATTAGGTCCTACAAGTGGAAAGTCGATAAAGATGGCAAGGTTCATGCAGACGAGCAGCCAGTTAAGATGTGGGATCACCTGTGCGATGCGATGCGGTATGCAATTTACACGAAACTAAACAAGCCCCGATTTGAGGTGATGGCTTGGTAAAATAAAGAAAGTGGGTAGAATAAAAGATGCGTGGGATGCACTAACAAAGAAAGCGGTGCCAATGATGCCGATAGGCCAGCCTTTTGCTTCCTATCAGGTAACTGGGGGCACTTTTGTTGGCATCAGCGATAACAGAACTAACTACATAAGAGATGGTTATCAGGTTAATGATATCCTTTACTCTACAATAACCCTGATTACAGATAAGGTAAAGCTGCCCGATTGGACCACCTACAAGGTTGTCGATGAGGCCGCTTTCAAGTCGTATCAGGGCTTAATGAGAAAAAAAGACATCTCTACCGAGGACTTTCAAAAGGCTATGGGCTATAAGAAAAAAGCCTTAGAGCCTATTTATGTTGATAGACTTACTGAGCTTTTACGATACCCTAACGACTACGAAACATTCCAAGACCTAGTCGCTAACTCTACTGGATATAAGCTGATAACTGGTGGCCGCTGTGTTTGGGCTCAGATGCTTGACATGGGAGCCAATCAAGGCAAGCCCTATCAGTTGCACAATCTACCTTACCAAGAGGTTAACATTATTGCCTCTACTAATATGTTCCCCATCGTTGAGGAGGGGTACATGATTCCGGTCCTTTCAAATGCCTTATTTCCTAAAAGCCAAGTTTTACACGATAAGTACCAAAACTACGACTGGGATATTAATGGAGCCCATCTTTACGGCATGAGCCCTCTTAAGGCTGCTTTACGGAGATTAAGTAGGTCTAACTCAGCCATCAAAGCTAGTGCTGCCATGCTCGAAAATCAAGGGGTAAAGGGTGTCCTTTATGTCGATGACCCAAGAGTTATCAATGGCGGTGTAGATGTGGCTGATACAAGAAAGCAAGTAGAAGCTATTAAGAGTAAACTCGTAGGCAAAGGTGAGTGGGTAGGATCGGAGAACTGGGGCCGCATTGGTGTCTCTGGTTACAAAATGGGGTGGCAGTCTGTTGGGCTTAATCCGGTAGAGCTGTCAATCATTGACTCTGAGAAATGGGACCTAAAGCGATTCAGCTCTGTTTATGGCGTTCCTAGCCAGTTGGTGGGTGATTCTGAGTCCTCAACCTATAACAACGTCAGAGAGGCTGAAAAGGCCCTTACCACTCGTTGTGCCATGCCTCAGTTGGTATCGTTCCGTAACCACTTTAATAGAAAGCTACAAACAGACTGGGGCTACAAAGGCCAGAATGTTTACATTGACTTTGACCATACTGTATTTACAGAATTGCAAGAGGATGTAGTCGAAAAGTCAGGATGGATTAAAGACCTCAAAGCTCTTAGCCCTAACGAGCAAAGAATGCTCTTAGGTTTAGAGAGAATAGAGAACCCCATTTTTGATGAGCCCTGGATAACTACGCAAGATGGTATGCCATTTAGCGAGTATGAAGCTCCAAACATGGACCTAAATATAACTGATAGCCCTAAGTTTTACAAATCAGAGGGTGAAAAGGTATCTTTTGACTATGATGGTGTTTTGAGCACTGCCAAAGGCAAAGAAAAAGCCGCAGAGGAGATTGCGGAGGGTTCAATCGTTTATATCATCTCAGCTAGATCAGATAAAGAGGGTATGCTTAAAACTGCCAAAGATTTAGGTATCCCAGCTTCAAGAGTATATGCTACTGGCTCAAATAAAGCCAAGATTCAGAAGATTAAAGATTTAGGAATCTACAAGCATTATGACAATAACCAAGATGTAATCGATGGTTTAGATGACAGCGATACAGAGGGGGAAATGTTTGATGACGATTGATGATGAGATAAAACGGACTTATCCCGTAACAAAAAGGGAAAGGTGCTGTGCGTTATACAAGGCAAAAATGGAGGCTAAGCGATTAGCCTTAAAAAATAGGTTGATGAATGACAGACAAGGAGAGAACAGAGTATGCGAAGCAGTTTGCGAACACAAATCGCAAATTCAGCAAGACTCACTATCCTAAAGTCAAAAGACAACTAGATAAGGTTGTCAGCTCTTTGATAGGTACAATAAAGAAACGAGGTCCTAGACAGGCTTTGGTGGACTTACGGACAATGCTCTGGAATGATGAGCTTTACAAACCAATTGAGGCTATTTACAAGTCAGTTGGGGTGTACTGGGCTAACCAGACTTACAAGTTAATCCGTAGAGAGGCTGGGCAAAAGGGTATAGGCAGATCGGAACAGTGGGCTAAATTTGTAATGGATGAGCTTGAAAGGACCCTACTGCAATATGCCGTTGTTAAGACATCAGAGACACTTAGGAATCATTTAATTCTCGTATTGCAATCCTCAATCGCCAAAGAGCTTACGGTCGATGAGATTGTGAAGTTGTTTCAAGACTCTGGCTTTACCTCAATGCAAGCCGAAAGGATTGTCAGAACTGAGGTAGGTAGGGCAGCAAACACTGGGATAAAGGCAGCAGCCGAGTCATTTGACTATAAAATGGTCAAAGAATGGATTGCCTTTAGAGACACGAGGACCAGAGGTTTCAAACCCGAGCAACCTAAAGACCATTATCACATGGATGGTCAGGTGGTGGACTTTTACGACAACTTTGTGGACCCAAGAAGCAAGGAGCAGATTGAATATCCGTTAGCTCCGGGCGGTTCGGCAGGAATGGTCATAAATTGCAGATGTTCTTGGATTGTTGTACCTAAAAGAGATAGCAGAGGAAGATTAATAAATAGGGGAGGAGCTTGATCGGCTACGGCCAGTACTGCGGAATCATGAAACAATAACCAGGGTCAACCCTCCCAAAATATTGAATATGAAAAGATACTTTGAACAAAAAACACTTAGCAACTCGGTGCAGGATGTCTCTACGACAACCCGCAAGGTAAAGGTTGCTATCAGCCAGATGGGTTCTAAAGACTTTGACAATGATGTTATTGACTTTAGTGCCTATAACAAGACATTGGCAGAGAGAGGTCCTAAAGGGGCTAACCTCATCTGGCATCTGACAGACCACAACCCAAGCCTAAAGTCAGCCATTGGCAAGTTCTCTGAGTTGTATGTAGAAAAGAACTATCTGGTAGGTATTACCGATGTGCCTAACACTACATGGGGCAATGATGTTCTTGAGTTCTACAAGTCTGGTCATATTAACCAGCATTCGGTAGGCTTTAGAACTATCAAGGCTGAGAACCAAAAGAGTGCTGAGGGTGAGTACAACCTTATCAAAGAGATATTGCTTTTTGAAGGTTCTGCAGTCCTTTGGGGTGCTAACCCTAACACCCCTACCATTGAGGTAGGTAAAAGCCTGAGTGGTCAAGAAATCCTTGACAACCATGCTAAACTTAGCAAAGAGCTGAGCATGCTCTTAAAGTCATTGAAAGATGGCCGCTTCTCTGATGATGCTTTCGAGTTTATCGAAATCAGAGTAGCACAAATAAACGAGGCAATAAAATCACTTATATCTGTTGAAGCCACTCCTAAAGTAGAGCAACCCGAGCAATCAGTTGTACAAGCTAAGGAGCCGGAGGTTGATTTAAGCGGATTGAAGCATAACTTAAATAATCTATTAACTAAATTAAATTCCTAACAATGGAAGAATTGAAAAGCATCGAGACTGCAGTAAAATCAGCTACTGAGTCTGTTGAAAAGATGAAAGCCGCCAATGAGGCTGCTATTGCTGATGTAAAAAATGATGTAGCCGAAGTAAAGGCTGCTGTCGTAACTATGGATGAAGCTGCTAAGAAAAACCAAGCTGCTCTCGACCAACTGATCGCTGAGAAAGCCGCCAAGAAAGTCGATAACAAGACTAAGTCTTTTGGTGATGCTTTTGCTGAGCAGATGGCTGAGGCTTTTGAGGCTAAGCAAGCTGAAATCAAAGAGTTCCAAAAGAACAAGAATGCCAAGCTGACTATCGACCTCAAAGCTGTCGGTACAATGACTTTGGGTAACAACCTGTCTGGTGATGGTGTTGCTACTTACAACCAACGTCAAGGATTGGTGCCTGCTCAGAAGATTAACATGCGTGATCTTATCCCTACTGCTGTATCTCCAACCGGACTTTATGTTACCTATCGTGAGACTGGTACTGAGGGTTCTATCGGAATCCAGACTGAGGGCAATCCTAAGAGCCAGATTGACTACGACCTGACTGAGGTAAAAGTAGTATCTGACTACATTGCTGGTTTCGCTCGTTTCTCTAAGCAGATGATGTTCCAACTGCCTTTCTTGCAGAACACCCTCCAGAGAATGCTGCTGCGTGATTTCTACAAGAAAGAGAACAGCACATTCTTTACTGCTGTATCAAGTGCCGCTACTGGTTCTACAACTACCTCTGCCTCTGTTGATGCTGAGCAACTTGTTGACTGGATCGCCAACCAACTGGATGCTAACTTCGAGGCTTCATTTGCTCTCGTAAGCTATGCACAGTGGGCTGACTTGCTTAAGACTAAGCCAACTGACTACTCTGTTCCCGGTGGTTTCGTAATCGATGCAAATGGTAATGTCCGTATCGCTGGAGTGCCTGTAATCGGTGCTTCATGGGTTACTAACGACAAAGCCCTTATCATCGATGCTAACTATCTGGAGCGTGTTGAGACCGAGGGATTGCGTGTAGAGTTTTCTTATGAGGACAGCGACAACTTCCAGAGAAACCTGGTAACTGCTCGTGTTGAGTGTTTTGAGGACATCAACATCATGAGAACAGATGCAATCATCTACGGATCATTCTAAATAGGTGCTGTGGTTTGATGTGGTGGGGCCGGTTTCGGCTGGCCCCTTTTTTTAATAAATCTCTATGCTATACAATCTACTAATTGACTGGGAGGACCAGACCTCCGAATCGGGGTTGACTGAGCCCTTAACCCTTGCCGAGGTAAAAAACTATCTCAGGCTCGAGGGGTTTATTGATCAGTCCGAAAGTATCTCATCTGACTTTAACGATGATGATGCTTTGATAGCGGAGCTTATTCGGTCAGCTAGAGAAAGGATTGAGGAGTTTACTGGCTTGAGCTTAATCCCTAAGACATGGGAAATTGAGTTTACTAACTTGGCTGGCAACTTTGAGATTCCCTTTGGTCCAGTTAATACCATCTTGAATGTAAAAGATGACGAGGGAGATAGTATCAGCACAGATGATTTTGAAGTCTCTTTGAATGGCCGACTCTTAAAGACCCCTAAGTACGAAAATATGACCATGCTCTACGAGGCTGGTTTTATTAACTTACCTAAAGGTCTAAAAGATGCCATGTACAAAGAGGTCGCTTACAGATACATCAATAGAGGGGATGAGAATGTGGATGGCATGAGCCGAGAGGCTATGAATCTGGCTTCTAGATATAAAACTGTTAACTGGTTAGGATGATAGGTAACTTAAAGCCCATAAAGCTGCTAAAATATACCCAGACCATTGATGCCAATGGAGATGCTACCGAGTCGGTGGCTACGACCTACAAGATGTGGGCTGAGGTAGAGGATGGCGGTGGGTCTAGGAGTCAAGGGGATGGTCGGACAGAGATGTCAGATACTAAAACCTTTCGCATTCCTTTTAGGGGGTACAATATCACCCCAGATTACAGAATAGAGTATTTTGGGCAAACTTATTCCATTGGTAGTGTCCGTAGGATAGATGAGAAACGATTTAACTGGGAGATAACTGCACTAGCAATCTTTGAGCTTGATTAAGGTTAATGTCATCGGGTTGGATGCGCTTAAAGGTCGCATTGCAACAGCAAGTAAAGAGGTAAAGACTGAGGTCGATGCCGAGCTACAAGCGGCAGCCATAGAGTTTGTAGGCTTAGCTAAAAGAGACTTAGCCAGTCAAGGGGGAGATAGGGGTACTTTGTTAAGGTCAATAACCCAAAGCAAAGTCGGAGATATGGTTTACGAGGTTTCTGCTAATACCTTTTATGCTCCATTTATCGAGTTTGGCACTAAGACCAAGTTCAACCCATACCCAGGGACCGAGGAGTATGCCAGCCAATTTAAGGGGGCAAAAGGATCGGGAACTTTGAAGCTAATAGATGCAATCAAAGGATGGGTAACAAGAAAGGGGATTGCAAAAGGTAAAGAGGCAGACAGAGCAGCCTTTTTGATTGCTCGGTCTATATTTAGAAAGGGAATAAGCCCGAAGCCTTTTTTCTTTAAGCAGATACCCATAGTTAGAGAACGATTGATGACAAATGTAACAAGAGTATTAGATGGCATTTAAGACCGCACTATACGACCTAAAAACAGAATGGTACAAGACCCTCGATGGGGTTATTTCTGTGCCAGTCTATAAGGATGCTGTGCCTTTGTCTCAGAATGGCAACTATGTACTAATCAGGTCAGAGGGTAGCACCCAGACAGACCTCAACAACTCTGCATTTTTTCAGTCTGCTATTATTGTGGTGGATATTCTAACAAAATTCGCTACATTAGGTAATAGTAAGATTGCTTACGATATAGCCCAAGAGATTTACGATGAGATAATACTCGAACCGAACTCTTTTGGCATAACCATACCAGACCACCAGATAACACAAATCACCATACAATCAGAGACCGAACTTTACGAAGATGATGGCTCTGAGAAGACATTTAGGCTTTTACTTCGTTATGAGCATATTATTAATCAAAATTAAATAAAAACAAATGGCAGATGCTACAACAATCTCCGGCAGTGTGATGTTTATCGAATACTCAGACAGCCCGAGTAGTGCAAGAAAGTCGGCTGTTTGCCAGAGTGAGGGATCATTCGATGGCAGCCGCAACGTAGTTAGTGATGAGACTAACTGTGGAACTTTGAAAGTATTAGGACCTCAGAACAACCGTTTCACCTTGAATGCGGTAGTTGACACAGTTCCTGATGCTAACGAGGCTTCGTTCAATGATTTCCAAACTCTGTATGCCAACAACACTAAAAAGTATTGGCAT